ACCTACTGAACAGGCGGTCTGTAATTTAGCATCAATTGCATTACCAAAATACATCGTTGATGGAGAGTTTAATCACGATCTATTATATCAGTATGTTTATCAAGTTGTTAGAAATTTGAATAACGTAATTGATTTAAACTTCTACCCAACAGAAGAGACTAAGAGGTCTAATCTAAAACATAGACCGATCGGTTTAGGAATACAAGGATTGGCAGATATTTTTTGTAAACTTAAATTACCTTTTGAGTCTGAAATTGCAGATACATTACAAACAGATATTTTCGAAACAATATATTTTGCGGCGATGACTTCGTCTAAAGACTTATCCTCGGAAGTTGGTCCTTATGAATCCATTTCAGGATCACCTATTGAGAAGGGTATATTTCAATACCAAATGTGGGGGTTAAAGGATAAAGACCTATCAGGAAGATGGGATTGGAAATCACTTAGAAAGGAAGTAGTAAAATATGGTGTTAGAAATTCACTTTTATTAGCACCAATGCCAACGGCATCGACTGCACAGATTTTAGGTAATAATGAGGCATTTGAACCATTCACTTCAAACCTATACTCAAGACGAACGTTAGGGGGGGAATTTATTGTAATTAATAAACACCTTGTAGAGAGTTTAATGGAGAACGATTTATGGAGTGATGAAATTAAAAATAAACTTATATTAGAGAATGGGTCCGTACAAAACATTCCCGAGATTCCTGTAGACGTAAAAGAGGTTTATAAAACTGTTTGGGAAATGTCTCAAAAAACTTTATTAAATATGGCAGCGAAAAGGTCAGTTTTTATTGATCAATCACAGTCATTAAATCTTTTTATAAGTAATGCAACCAAGGCGAAGTTATTGGCGGCACATTTACATGGATGGAATTTAGGTTTAAAAACAGGAATGTATTATCTAAGGACAAAATCTGCGGTTGACCCACTTAAGGGATTAGGTGTGAGTACTACAAGGACTCAACCAACAGAACAAAACACTGAAGATAATAGTGAGGTGGATGAAAAACCTAAACCAAATGTTACATCTAATTCATTAATAAGTGATAATAAAGAATTACAAATGGTTTCACAACCTACAATAAGACCTGACGACTCACCTTTTGAGTGTGAAGGGTGTGGTTCTTAATCACTTTTTATTATTTTTTTCAAACCCACCGTAATGGTGGGTTTTTTATTTACAACCATTTTAGTATTGAATATATTTATTAGTATGGCAGTAACATATGGAATTGACTTTCCTTTTAGAGAAAGTCTCACAGGAGATTATTTAAAAATGACTACAACCCCTGAAAAAGAGGTTAGGGGGAATCTTATTCACCTTATTCTTACTAAAAAGGGTAGTAGATATTATTTACCTGATTTTGGGACTAGAATATATCAATACATCTTTGATCAAAATGACATGGTTACATTCAACTTAATAGAAGAAGAAATAAGAGAGGGGTGTAAGAAGTACTTACCAAACCTTGACATAAACTCAATAAAAGTAATTTCCTCAGAAGATGATTCTGACCCCGTTACAACGGTAGATGAGGAGGATGATGAAAGATTATTTAGACTTGCGGACGAATCAACTAAACCATACACCGCAAAAGTAAAAATTGATTACACAGTTAATAATGGTGCGTTTTCGTCATCAGATTTTATAATAATTAATATATAAGATGGCAAAAAAAATATCATACGCTAAAAGAGACTTCGCAGGATTAAGGGAGGAATTGGTTAATTTAACTAAGGACTTTTATCCCGATTTAATAAAGAACACTAACGACGCATCGATCTATTCGGTGATGTTAGATCTTAACGCCGCAATAGGTGATAACCTACACTACCACATAGATAGAGTTTGGCAAGAGACTATGTTAGACTTTGCACAACAAAGAAGATCACTTTTTCATATTGCAAAAACATACGGTATTAATGTACCGGGTAATAGACCATCGGTTGCGTTGTCTGATTTTTCAGTAAACGTACCTGTAAGAGGTGATAAAGAAGATGAAAGATATTTGGGAATACTCAAGGCAGGGGCACAAGTTTCAGGTGGAGGACAAACGTTTGAAACAATAGAGGACATTGATTTCTCAAGTCCGTTCAATAGTAAAGGAGAACCAAATAGACTTAAAATACCGAATTTCGATAGTAATAATAAGTTAGTATCATACACCATCACTAAGAGAGATGCGATAGTCAATGGGGTGTCAAGAGTTTTCAGAAGAGTAATAGGGGCACAAGATCAGAAACCATTCTTAAAATTATTTTTACCTGAACAAAACGTGTTAGGTGTAACGTCAATAATTCATAAGGAAGGAACTAACTTCACATCTAATCCATCAACATCCGAATTCCAAAGTGAAAAAAATAGGTGGTATGAAGTTAAGAGTTTGATGGAAGATAAGGTATTTCTCCCAAACAAAACTAAGTCCTCGGATACGGATAACTTTACTGCGGGAGATTACAAAAGAGTAAGTAATAAATTTATTTCAGAATATACACCTGAAGGTTATATGTCAGTGACTTTTGGTTCTGGTAATATAGATCCATTAGATAATTTAGATTCATTTAACGATGGTACGTTAAAAGTAAATTTAGGTACATACCTTAACAATCTTTCCTTAGGTGCGACTCCAAAGAAAAACTCCACAGTCTTCATAAAATATAGAGTAGGTGGGGGTAAAAACAGTAATCTTGGTGTTAATGTCATCAATAGTGTCGATAATGTTGAATTTAATGTAACAGGACCATTAGGAAATATTAATAGTCAGGTAATACGTTCACTAAACGCTACCAATGTTACACCTGCAGTAGGTGGGGCGGACCAACCAACAATTGAAGAAATAAGAAATATGGTTGGGTATAATTTTGCGGCTCAAGATAGGGCAGTAACACTTAACGATTATAAAGTTTTAATAGAGACCATGCCGTCTACGTATGGTGCACCCGCGAAAGTAAATGTGATGGAGGAAGATAATAAAGTTAAAATAAAACTTCTTTCCTATGATGATGAGGGTAACTTAAATGACACCGTATCAACTACACTTAAAAACAACATTTTAAGGTATCTAACAAACTATAGAATGATCAATGACTATATTGATATACAAAGTGGAGAAGTACTTGATTTGGGGTTAGAAATTGATTTATTAGTCGATAAAAACATTAATCAGACAGACATACTAAAAGATGTGGTTTCTAAATCTACATCATTCTTTAATATAGAGAAAAGAAAAATGGGTGACCCACTATTCGTAGGTGAGTTACAGAAAGAAATATCAAATATCTCAGGTATTGTTAATGTTGTTGATTTAAGAGTTTTTGGAAAGACAGGTGGAGAATATTCCACGGCGGAGGTAAGTCAAGGTTATAGTGACGAAGAGACAAAACAAGTTGCCCAATCAGATTCAACAATTTTTATGAAGAGCAATCAAATCTTCCAAATTAGATTCCCTAATAAAGATATAAAAATTAGGGTTAAATCTTTGGGTTCCACTACATTTTAAAATTCTTTTTCTGTATTATTATTAATTAAGGGAAACTATGTTCCAATCTATTTATATGATATGATGCAGAAACACAGAATACGTACTGAAATAGGAAATAATCAAAAATTGACTGTAGAGTTAAAACAAGATTACGACTTATTAGAAATACTTTCACTCAAATTTAGTCAAAAAGACGCATACACATCTCTTTGTGCTGATTATGGGGTGGTCTGTGGTAGAATCAGTGCAAACAATGGATTTGGTGTTGCAAATGCAAGGGTATCTATTTTTATACCGTTGGATGATGTTGATGAACAAGATCCCGTAGTATCTGCACTTTATCCATATAAATTAACACAGGACACAAATACAGACGGATACAAGTACAATCTATTCCCAAAAAGGAAACAACACACAGGACATACTCCTACAGGTACATTTCCTGATCAAGAAGACATTCTAACAAGAGAGGAAGTACTATATGTGTATGAAAAATATTATAAGTACACTGTAAAGACTAACGACGCTGGTGATTTCATGATATGGGGTGTTCCTGTTGGTAAACAAACAATACATGTAGATGTAGATTTGTCCGACATGGGGTGTCAGTCATTAGTACCTTATGATTTTATTTATGAGGGGGTTTCTGAAGAAAAGTTTGAAAACAATTACATATTTAGAAGTAGTTCTGATATTGGAAGTTTACCACAGACATTAACTTTTGAAGAGAGTTTGGAAGTTTATCCTTTTTGGGGTAACGAGGATTTATGTGAAATTGGAATTACAAGGACAGATTATGATTTATCTGAACAAGGTATTAGGATAGAACCATATTCAATCATGATGGGTGGAGTCTTTACTGATTCAGGAAAGGATTCGGTAAGAGTTCAATGTAATGTTGATAACCAAATGGGTGAAAAGTGTGCTCTTACAACAGGTGAGGGGGATATTGAGACTATTAGGTTTTCGGGACAATATGAAGAAAATGATGATGGAACACCAAACTACGAAAGACCAATATTAGAAGCACTACAGTTAGATTCTCAGATAGATAAAGAAGGTAATTTCTTTTTCAGGGTTCCTATGAATATGGGATATAGAATTACAAATGAATTTGGTGAACTAGTAGAGACTAAAGATACCCAAAGAGGAATACCAACAAGAGGAACATATAGGTTTAGACTATCGTTACAAAATGATAATGGTGCGAGAAAACAATACAGAGGAAAATACCTAGTACCTCAAATAAAAGAACATCAATTAGGTCCGAGTGGTTTTCCTTATACAGATAAAAAATCCTACGCGTTTTCCACCGATTTAGATGATTATCCGACAGATGCGATGGATGATATTACGGGAATTAATAATAACGGATTCTCAAATGATATGTTCTATTCGTTTAGATATAATCGAGTTTATACGGTTTCATCATTTATTAATCAATATAATAATAAAGGATGGTGGGAGAAGAATTTCTCATTATTCACAAAAGATAAAAATGAATCTTTTATTGGTATCAAGGAAATACAACCATCTATTGAGGAGGATTGTGCTAACAATAATGAGTATTTCCCAATAAACGATGCGGTAAGTAATTTCAAGTTTAAATTTTTAATAATTATAATTTTAAATTTTTTAGAAAGGATTTATCTATTAATAACTCAGTTCGCTTTAGATTTTATTATCGAAACGTTATTTGATATTTCAGAGGCATTATACTCATTCTATCTCGGTTGGCCATTTAAAAAGAGGTTTTTTGCGGATCCGGCGAGAAGAATTGCGAAGGTTGCAAAAAAGGCACAAATAACAACAATAAGAAGATTAGGTTTGGTAAACTACCCCGATTGTTATGAGTGTAATACGAACCCTGGTACGGATGAACAGACACCAGGTGGAGAAGAAAGTGAATATCAACTACTTCTCAGTAACGGTAATGTAGCCCCAACGATTGATGAAAATACAGATTTAGAAAATTATATTACCACTAATTCTCTTAGTTCGGTACTCTCTAACTCTAATTGTGTACATGATTATAACCCCAATTCAGAGACCGATGATGACCCACCGGGACTAACAATCCCAATAGGTGGACTGACTAATCTAAAAAATTATATTATAAAGTACATAACTGTTGCGGAGATTCCCGAAATACCTGAAGTAACGGCCACTCAACAAAATATAGACGATGGAGATTTTACTGCAATCGACGGACCACAGAATGGTGCACCCGCAACGGCTCTAACAGATATAATGGTTGTGTTTGTCCCCGCCGTCCCTCCAATATACGAATATAAGTGTGTTGGTTATGGGTCACCTTATCCGTTAGAGAGTGGGGATTTTGAAGGCGTAACAATTAATATCCATGATGATGTTTATGTTGCGAATGGTTTACAAAATAATAACCCATTACCCACTTCTGTTAGTGGGACCGCATTACAATCGTCATATGTTATACTCATATCTAACGTATATTTCGTTTCTGAATTAACACAAGTAAGTCAAGGTGTACAACCAATTGTTGAAGGAGGTTGTCAAAAATACGATACGATATATGACCCGTCACATGGTGAGTTAAGGGCATATATAAATTCTACGGGTACACAAACTTACGATCACTTCGTTAATAACCCTAACACACACGTGAGTTATCCAGACATATTTTATGACGGTAACGAAGACCCTTGTGATCCCGTACCACCGATACCCGATATTGTTGCAAGTGTTAGTGTCAAAGCGGAAAATAGTAACTTAGGCACAGATTTTTATTGTACTAGTAAACGAAACTGTCATTTCCCAAGAAGGGTTGCATTAATACAGGGATGGTGTGGTATAGTTGGGGTAGACTCGGAAGATTGTGATGGTACCGCTTCAGGTTACTCTGAATTTGCGGATGGACAATACGCTCTTGTCGCTACGACAGGAAAAAACTCAAAACTAATTAAAAATTACTCGAGAAGAAAACTACTCGGTAAGTTAATGTGTGCAGGGATAACTTCATATAGTTTTGGTAATAGTTGGTTAAATGGTTCACTATATTTCTTTCAATTCAGAAGAAGAAAAGGTGGTGATAATGCAAGGTACTGTAAAGATATAATTGAGAGAATATCCGATGATACTGGTGTTCATTACTACTATAGATCAACACCATACCATAATGGTAATTTTATTGGACAGGTTGGGGAAAGTGGATATGGGGAAATATTGTTTCCTACCACTATAATGGATTTGGGTCCAAGAAACATGTTTATAAAAGAAATATGTGTAGATCCAGAATTAGACGTTAATTGTTCGGTATCTAAAAGTATAGGTACCACATCATACCAAGACATTAACGACTTAATGGAATACATTATTGCATCTAAAGAGGTTAAAGAGCAAGGTAAATTAAAAGTCCAAGACCTTTTTGATAGAAGGGGTGGGGGTAAAATCGATGGAGATATTGCCCAACTACTTAATTTTAACTCTCAAATGGGTATATATGGATATAATGATGAGGACGATGAGAGTCCTTATTGGTCACCAAATCAACAAATTTTTGATGGTTTTGGTCCCGTTGGTATTGATTTTACTT